ATACTATCTTCTCAATCGTTCCAGATATTTATGAAGCTCTGGATGTTGTATCACGCGAACTCACAGGTCTAATTCCTGCGGTAACTATGAACGCCAGCGCAGAGCGTGCCGGTATCAACCAAAACATCGTTGTTGACGTTGAGCCAGTAGGTAATGTATCTGACATCACTCCTGCTATGACCATCCCTGATCCAACTGGTCAAACTTCTGGAAGCACTATCATCCAAATCACCAAGTCTCGCGCTGCTGAGTTTGGTTTTAACGGTGATGACCAGAAGAAACTAAACACTGGCGCTACTTACATGGGCGTTCGTGCTGCTAAGATTGCTCAGGCAATCCGTGCAATGGTTAACGAAGTTGAATTTGACCTGGCTGGCCTTCAGTCTACTTTTAGCCGCGCTTACGGTACTGCTGGTAGCACTCCTTTCGGAACTGCTAACGACTACACTGATGCGTCTAACGTACTGAAGATTCTGAAGGATAACGGCTCACCAGTAAGTGACAACCAGCTAGTATTGAATACTTCTGCTGGTGCTAACTTTATTGGTAAGCAATCTGCCGTAAACTCTGCTGGTACTGACTCTATGCTTCGTCAAGGCGTTTTGCTTGATCTAGCTGGTATGCCACTGCGTGAGTCTGCTCAGATTAACAACCACACTGCTGGTAGTGCTGCTAATGCTACTACTAACAACGCTGGCTATGCTGTTGGTGCAACTGTACTGACTTTGGCTTCTGCTGGTACTGGCGCACTTTTGGCTGGTGACGTTGTTACTTTTGCTGGCGACACCAACAAGTATGTTGTTGCATCTGGCGATGCTGATGTTTCTGGCGGCGGCACTATTACTCTGGCTGCTCCCGGTCTGCGTAAGGCAATTGGAACTTCTGCAACTGCTATCACTGTTGTTGGTTCTTCTGCTCGTAACATGGCGTTCAACCGCTCTGCTATCGTTCTTGCTGCTCGCGCTCCTGCCCGTCCAGAAGAAGGTGACATGGCTGAAGACGTTATGCTGATCACTGATCCACGCTCAGGTTTGACAATGGAATTTGCAATGTACAAAGGCTACAGAAAAGTACGTTACGAAGTTGGTTTGGCTTGGGGTGTTAAGAACATCAAGCCAGAGCATACCGCTCTATTGTTGGGCTAAGTCTGAAACTAGCCACCTCTTTCGGGGGGTGGCTTTTTAGGAGTCAGAAATGGAAACTGTAAAAGTAGTACGCAAAGATAACCCTTACGGTTATGCTGTAATTAATAAAGAAGATATGCTCAAGACTGATGTTGAATGGTCTGATGCTCCTGCCGCTAAAGAAGTTAAAGCACCGTCTAAAAAGGCTAAATAATGTCTGCTCAAGGTATTAGGCTCTCTACTTCTGCGAAAGCTGATACCTCTCACGAGTTAGTTACTCGCATAGACAGGCTTCCAGTAGATTCAATGAATA